TCTGAAAAATGGATTTTCCGCAGACCTGTTAAAAATCGAGATTGCACATATTACATACACAAATGCAGTGTGGATGCGTTGGCAACTGGAACAGTCTGGTTACAAGACCTTCATTGATGGATACGATTTGATTGCCTACCGGTTCTAGTATAAATACTGGATGGCTTCAACACTCACACAACTTACTCAACAAAAAACGGCTCTGGAACAAGAATTCTTGTCCAGAAAGTCTGTCACATGGTTACAAAACCAGATGCGTGACCTAAAGTCTCCAATCACTTTGGCGAGGGAGATAGCGAAGGAAAAGAGTAGGCAAGGTGGGCAATTTCAGATGGGTGGTCTTTACCACTTTTTCTACGACCCAATAACGAAGGGTGATTTGCCGTATTATGACATATTTCCTTTGGTGATACCACTTAAACGTGATGCTGAAGGATTCATAGGTCTGAACATGCATTATTTACCTCCAAGATACCGTGCTGTGTTCATGGACAAACTCATGAATTTTGCTATTACAAATGAAAATGATGAACCTAAACGCCTTCGTATAACCTATGACATTCTAACTGCATCGAAGAATTTCAAAGAGTTTAGGCCTTGTTTGAAGCGTTACTTGAATAGTCAGATAAAATCTAAAATTCTGACGATTCAACCACCAGAGTGGGAGACAGCACTATTTCTTCCCACAGCCGTTTTCAGGGGCGCACCGATTTCTAAAGTATATGCTGAATCGGTCACCAAAGCACAAAGTAGGGTATACTAATGGCAGGCTCAATCACAGATTTTAAAGCAAGTTTTAGAACAGACTTGGCACGACCAAATAGGTTCGATGTAAACATTCCGATTCCAATTGGTCTTCTTCCATATAGAGAGATTGGAAGAACACTTAGGATGCGTTGTGAAAATGCAGAACTCCCTGGACGTTCAATTTCGACAACATCAATGAAAATCTATGGTGTTGAAGAAAAGTTTCCATATCAGACAGTATACAACGATATTAGCCTCACGTTCATTGTTGGTGATGATATGGCGGAAAAGAAATTCTTTGATGCGTGGTTAAACTGGATCAATCCAACAATCAACTACAACCTAAAATACAAAGCAGACTATGCAGTTCCACTCACAGTGAATCAATATGATGTGAAAAATGAACTGTCATATTCTGTTACAATGTTAGATACATTTCCAATTGCAGTGAATCAACTTGATTTAGACTGGTCTTCAGATGGACACCACAAACTCACTGTGACATTCGCATACACAAGCTGGAGAAATAATTCTCTTGAAGCACTTGGAATGGAACTCTTGGAAACAACGATTGCGAACTCTTTATTTAATTCTACAATACAAAGAGAGTCTCTACTTGGCAGAGATTTAATTCAAGCACCGTTTGAAACACGACAACAATTTGAAGATAGACTTACACCTTAAAATGGAGATATAAATTATGGCTTTACCGAAAATCGATACACCGATTTATGACTTGGAGTTACCATTATCAAAAAAGAAGATTCGCTTTCGTCCTTTCCTAGTGAAAGAGCAAAAGAATCTCCTGATGGCAATGGAATCTGGAGACAGAGAATCGATTGAACAAAACGTAAAACAAGTTCTCAACAACTGTACGGTTACAGAGGGAATTGATATTGATAAACTTCCAGTTATCGATATTGAATATTACTTCCTTCAACTTCGTGCAAGGTCTGTTGGTGAAGTTGTTGAGAACAAATACCGTTGTGATAACATGGTTGATGAAAAACCATGTGGTAACATCATGGAAACTTCACTGAACCTTCTTGATATTAAAGTTGAAGGTGTTGTTGAGGGTAACGATGTTATCGAACTCACTGATACCATTTCTATCAAGTTAAAGTATCCTGAGTTTTCTATACTGAATAAATTATCAAAACTCACAAGTGTTTCTGATATTGCATTTGAGATGATTGCTGATTCCGTAGAGTACATCTACGATGGTGAACAGTTTTACTATGCAAAAGAAGTTGAGACAAAAGAGATTGTTGAATTTATCGAAACTCTTAATCAACAACAGTTTGGAAAAATTGAAGACTTTTTCGCAAATCTTCCAAAGATAGAAAAGAAAATTGAAATGAAGTGTTCACGTTGCGGCTTCGAACACAACCTTGACGTTGAAGGACTGGAAAGTTTTTTCGGTTAACATTTGGCCATGATAATTTGAGAAATTATTATAAAACTAATTTCTCATTAATGCAACATCACAAATACAGTCTCACGGAACTTGAGAATATGATACCGTGGGAACGTGATGTATATGTTGGTATGCTTATACAATATATTGAGGAAGAAAACCAGAAGATTAAACAAAAGATAAACGAGAGCAAGATTAGATGAACTACTACGATGCCGCCAAAATAAGAAAAAAAGGCTTCGCAAATTTAATGACAGATAGACTGATTTCGGGTCAGGGTATTTTTTCATCTAGACGGGACGCTTTGTCTGAATTGTCAAAGGCAAATTCTTTGGCTATGAAAGAACGTTTCGACCCAATGAATATTGCCAAGTTCCTCACTGGTGGTAGCAAACTTGCACCAGCAATCGTTGGTCGCCTCACAGGTAGAAGCAAAGAAGATATTGGTTACTTTACCGGTAAAAGACAATACCAATACGCTCCAAGACAATCAAGCTACTGGCAAAAGTTTAACAATCCAACTATGAGTGGCGGCTCCAGTAAAGCCACTCAAGTTCTGAAAAAGATTGTTTCATTTATGGAAAAGTCTAGGGACGAAGATGTAAAGGAACAAGAAACGCTTGATTCTTATAATGAACTCAATGAATACATTAAAGCAGACAACCACAAGGAAGTGGTGAACGTATTCAAAGAAGCAATTAAGAACAAACGTAAAGTCATGAAACACATGGCTAAAGAAGCCAAAAAACGTGTGGCTTATGAGAATTCTGAAAGAAAAAGAGTGCAGGCGGCAGAACAGAGGGCTTCAACACAAACTGCGCCTCCTGTTCCTGTAGTAACACCAAGACCTCCTGCGGCACCAACTAGACCAGCACCTCCAGCCGCACCAGCCGGTCGACCACCTGCGGCTCCGGCACCGGCACCGGCTCCAGCTAGACCACCTGCGGCACCAGCGCCAGCACCGGCTCCAGCACCGGCTCCAGCACCGGCTAGACCACCTGCGGCTCCTGCACCAGCACCTGCACCGGCTCCAGCACCGGCTAGACCACCTGCGGCTCCTGCACCAGCACCTGCACCAGCACCTGCACCGGCTCCAGCACCGGCTCCAGCACCGGCTAGACCACCTGCGGCTCCTGCACCAGCACCTGCACCAGCACCTGCACCGGCTCCAGCACCGGCTCCGGCTCCGGCACCGGCTCCGGCACCGGCTCCGGCACCTAGACCTGCTCCAGCAACAAGACCGGAGAGACAAAGACCCACTGAAAGACCTGATGATAGGGCTGGACGTGGTACTGGTCGTGTTGAAACTCCAGCAACAAGACCGGAAAGACAAAGACCTACCGCAAGACCTGATGATAGGGCTGGACGTGGTACTGGTCGTGTTGAATCAACAAGACCGGAAAGACAAAGACCTACCGCAAGACCCGAACAGGCCAGACCACCGGCAGGACCTAGCGCCAGGCCTGCACCGGCAACACCTGCACCACCGAGCGCAACAAGAGTGCCTTCAGCGCCAGCTACAGCAGTTGGTATAGGCGCTCTTACTGGTACATCAGCAGTTATGAGTGCAATTGCTGGCGCAGAAGGTGGAAAAAGATATGACATTTCTTTCGGTGACGTTGTGATGAAAGATGGAACTTTAAAAAATAGACTTAGAGATAAACCAGGAGGCACATTTTTAAATTTAAAAACACCAGAAGAATGGTCAGAAGAAACTCTCGGAAAAAAGAAAAAATTAACACAAATGACTTTGAGGGAAGTTTTGGAATTTACTAGATATCGTAGTAAAACTTGGCCAAGTTCTGGTGCAGTGGGAACATATGGTTTTATGCCGAGTACATTATTCGGGAAAAATTTTATGACAAATAATGATCCACAAAAATCTATTGGTGGAGAACTTAAAGCCTCTGGTATAATGGATTGGGATAAAACTCTATTCAATAAAGAAACACAAGATTTTTTGGCGGTACCCCTTTTACAAAGAAATTTGAGGACAATAAGTGCGGCTGGAGTACCCACTACGCCTGGTTGGGCTTATATGTCGTGGTATACTGGACCCGGTGGAGCAATTGCAATATGGAAAGCCATACAATCGGGAAAAGGTAATGAAAAGGTTGGAAAAATATTATCGGATGCAAAAGTTCCTTGGGCACCAAATGTTAATCCAGAACTTGGCGCAGAAGAATTTAATGGGCCAGCAGGAAAACGTGTTAAAAATACTGCTTTAAATTTTCCTATTGTTTTAGAAAATAGATTAAAAGAAAAGGGTGGCTTACATATGTCACCCGAAGGTCTTCCAACAATTTTGCAACAAAACAATAATGGCAACAATTTGAATGAAATGTCTTTAAATAATTCTGCATTAAAAGAGGGTATGAAAAATAATGGCAACACCGGAACATTACCAATCGTTAACCAAAACAACATCACAAATAATCAAAGAAATGTAACAGTGACTTCACCACCTTTACAAGAATTAAATCCAAGAATGAGGCGTTAAGATGGATTACAGATTAGCAAGCAATATCAGAGGTAAATCTCTATCATCATTGATGACGGATAAAATCACATCCGGAAAAGGTGTTGGTTCGGCACTCAGTGGAGCAATCTCAGATAAACTGAGAGCAAGAGCAACCGGTGTCAAAGAAAAATTTGATCCGATGAACATTGCAAAGTTTATGACCGGCGGTAGCAGGCTTGGTCCTGCAATTGTTGGTAGACTCACTGGTCGTTCACAGGCAGATATTAATTATTTTTCCGGTGATAAGAAAAGAAAAAATAGCTATACACAGATGCCAACATCAATGTCTTCTCCTGGAGAAGGCCTTGGTGGTTCTGCTGTTGATGTTCTGAATAAAATGCTCACGTTTATGATGAATTCACGTGAGAGAGATTTAAAGAAAAAAGAAACAGCAAAACAATTTATTGAAGAACAAAAAGTTGAAGAACAACGTAGGCAAGATGAATTCTTAAAATTACTGAGAGAGTATACTTCACTTGGAACCACATCATTAGTTAAAGCCGAAGAAGGTAATAATATAATGGATATGGTAAAAAGAATGCTTGATGCTCTTGCAAGAAAATTTCAGTCCTTGTTAGATGCGATTAACGTTTTTAAAAATCCTAAAGCATTATCTTCTCTTGTTGGTCTTTTAACTAACCCTATTGGACTTGCAATTGCCGGCACCGTAGCCGCAGTTTTGGCCGCACAATATGGTCTAAAGAAATTGGAAGAACAATTACCAAACTTTTCAGTTTTGACTCCACAAGAAGCACAGAATATTTTAGCAAGCCGTGATCCAATTGCAATTCAACGAGAAGGTGGTTATGACAAACTTTCCGACATAATAAAAAATAGACCAGCAGAAGCACAGAAAGCACTTGATGATTTTAAAGCTGGAAAAATAACAGAGGCGCAACTTAATGATTTGGGTGGGGAAAAAAGACTCACAGAAATGGCCAAACAAACTGGACTTTCAATTCCAGAAAAAGTGGAACTTCCTGATAGGGTACAACCCAGGCCTACACGCCGTGATGATCCCAATCGACTTTTATGGGACCAAAAATACGGTAAAGATTACAACGCTGACGGAACACGAAAAGCGACACAAGTACCAAGCACGGGTGCAACACCAGCGCCACCCGCTTCACCAGGAGGAACATCAGCACCTCCAGCATCAGCAACACCTATGGGTGGTGGAGGAACACAAACTCCACCCGCAGTAAATAGTGGTGCAAATCTTCAATCTGTACAGCAAGTGCCAATGTCTGCAAGAATGAATAATGCTGTAGATGAAAATCAAAGTCTGAATCTAACGGCAGGTATGGATATTCAAACTCCTGTTGCACCAGTTTTAACAACAAATACAAGTTCTGTTAATTTACCCGATAGACCTATTCCTGCTACTGCATTAGTGCGTGATAAGACTCCAATTTTGGATTACGTACTACAACTTTCCGTGACACCAGTATAAAAAAAGCCCGCACAAGGCGGGCTTAAAACTTTCGGTTAAGGAGAGTTTTATTCTTCGGCTAGCTTAGAAAAATAAGCCAAATCATCATCATCTTCGGCAATACCGGCATCCGCCATCACTGGCGCAGGCTTACGTGGCATTGCTTTAGCTTGTTCAACTGTAGTCTTAGCAACTACTGGTGAACCATCAAGGCCGAGAACCTTGTCTAGACGAGCCTTCAACTCATCATAAGACTTAAAGTTTTCTGGCAATAGAAACTCTTTGAGGGAGTATTCTTTCTTCCAGATTGCTTCGAGTTTTTCA